TTACAGATTTTAAATTTTACACCTAATAACATTGCTGTATTTCCATTTATCTCATATCCTTTACTCTTTAAGTGATGTAAAAATTTATTCATCTTTATTCTCCTTATATTTTCTTAAAATAGTTTCAATTTTATCCGCAAATTTAGATGTTGTAAGTGTCGGTGTACCATTTAATGCGTTCATAACTATCTGAATTTCTTTTTCTGTTAACATGATTACCTCAATTTTCAGCATAAAACTCTTGTTTCATTTGCATTATATTGCTTCTAAAAATTCATCTTAAATTAATCATCACTCAACCACCTCATATCCTTTCAATTCCAACAACCCTATCAATCCTTTCAATTTTACAAACGCCGGAGTGTATTCTTTTGTCCGATCACAATAACCAAACCATTTACCATTTGTATCTTGCTGAATACTGTAAATATTTCCATTAGTTTTATTTACTGCTTCCATTACATTACTCCCTTCCGTAATGCTGAGATGTTACACCTCAGCATCACAAATTGCGTAAGCCTTATCGATAAGTTCATCTCCGTCTACTACTTTCATGAACATGTTTTCCTGATAGTATTCGCTTCCTCTGGACGGTTTTCTATGTGTAGAAAAGTCAGAAACAGCATTCACAAATCTATAAGCAGATGGCTCAAGCACCTGCAGATCCGGAGCATTAAGATATCTCATCATAAGTTCGTTTCGCATTTCCTGAATGTTTGCTACCTTACGATCCCCATCTTTTTCGTTGATAGGAAGTAACATCTTAACAAACTTATGTACCTTATCAACATCAAGCTTTTTCATCTTCATCTTTCCGAATTCAGTTTCTAAAGCTTCAAGATAATGTTCGGTGTTCATGAGCGTGTATTTCGCCTCCACAAGCTTCTCATCAATGCGTCCGGTATGTTTGCATACCCACTGTCTTTCAGCCTCTTTAAGAGCCAGATTAAGCGTATTCTGACACCATACACGTACCGGTGTGATAGCTACTCTGACTGATCCTTTTCCATCATGACTGTTCGTGAATACTAAGAACGGATCAATCTTTTCATCAGTAATCATTCTGCCTTCCAGTCTTGCAAGCATCCATACTTTCTTACCGCTCTGAAGAGCACCTGCAGTTTCATATGTCACTCCTTCGCCAAGAAGCTCATCTGTAAAAGCAAATGCTTCTTCATTTTGTACAATCTTATAACGCTCGGTAACAATACCTAGCGTTTTATTATCAATATCTCTTACATTTGCCTTATAACCAGGAATCTTTAATCCTGTAGCTTCAGAAATAATATCTGTCGGAACTACATTCCAGTCCAGACCTGCTAATCTGATTGCATCTCTTGATGTAACTGCTCCGGCAATTTTCTTTCCAAGTCCGTCCCATGGAGTTCTTCTTGCATCAAACATCGTTTCTACATGTGTAAGGTTATTTGTTCTTCTTTCAATTGTATTGTCCATCATAATATACATCTCCTTTGTTTAATTAAATTTTTATTCTGTTTTATTTATTTACTTTACTCACCGGCCACTCTTTTAGTAATATCAAAATCTCTTCCGTCCTTCTTACCGGCTTCATAATCTGATTTTGATACTTTTGCAGCTTGCTTAGATCGGAACGTAGTTGTCTTTAATCCAAGCTCAGACATTTTTTGCTTTACTTCTGGAGGAGTAGATAACACTAAGCCCCAATTTGCCTCTGACTGCGCAGCTGCTCTTTTTTGTTCTTCAAACGCTTTATCAAGTCCTTTAATGAAACCATAAGCATATCCATTGCACATGGATGTAACCAGTTCGTTTGTATAATTAAATAGCTTACCTTTTTGTTTTCTCTTTTTAATTTCTGATTGAATACAATCAGTTGCATATTTGAATGCAATCATACAAATTTCAACGTCTTCATTTAACCCACAAAAATATAATTTATACGTTTGTTTACCTTTTTCTCTACGAGAAAAACTTTCACAGCAGTAATTCTTACTAATAACTTTAGACAATCTCAGTACCCAGGGATCTCTTCTAGTCGAATAAGTAATTCCAGCTGAATGTTCATTTGCCTTTCTTTTTTCTTTATCTTCGACTTCTGCCATAGAGATTTTATGTTCTGCCATAAGCTGCTGTGCCTTTGCAAGAGCTGACTGTGCTTCATGTTCATTCGGACTTTTACTTAATGATAAAAGTTTCTTGATTTTCTCTTTGTAATCTACCATTTTATATTTCTCCTCTCTCATTCAGATACAGGATTTGCTGTAACTCTTCATGCGTAATTCCATACTGTTGTTCCAGAAGCTCTTTCCAGTCTTCAAAAGTATCAACTCGTGGATCCTTGCAGTATTTATATCCGGCATTAATCACGTCTTCTGCGATTTTCTTAAGGCGCTTCGGTTCAATTCCCTCAGTCCAAAGTGGGCACTCAAGCTTTACATATGTAAGGATTTCGATTGGCTGTGCGATATTGCTAATCATTAAAGCTGCATTTGCAACCTTTTTATTTACATTCTCTTCCGGTTCGGTATTATATTTATTGCATAAGGAGATAACATCTCTCTTATTACTCCATCCGATCTGCATTAAGAATGTGACGGCAGTATTAAATTCCAAGTCTCCCGTAATCATCCTCACTTCATCAAGTTTCTGTTTTACTTCATTATAATTATTTAATGCTGACATTTCTTATCCCTCACTCTCTTATTTTCTTCTTTCTTCACAGATTGACAAAGCATCTTCATATGTTTTGATATCATAGTGACCACCATTCAGTGACTGTGTGGATTCGTTCCAAGTAGTCCACACAACCCATGGTCCACATCCTATAGATGCCTTAATTGCTGGATAATTCTTATGTTTTGCAATTACCATATACAGGTATGAATCCATTGGATTTTTATAACGGATTACATCCTGAAGATCATATCTGTCATCCAGAGATTCTTTGAAATATTTCCGTACATTATTCCATACAGACATAGGTACTGTTGCACTCATATTACTACCTCCTTATTTTCATGTGATATTATCTTCATTTAATTTCGCTTTCATTAAACTGAATAACATTATGCATTTTCCATTCATCTCCAGTGTCTATGCATGAATCATATTCATTTACATCAAACAGATCAACATCTGTTATATCAATGTCATAATCATTAGCAATCTTAGCTGTTGCATCTAGCATCTGATTCTGACATTCTTCAAGAGTCCCAATCTTTTCAATATGAAAATTAACTCCGTTGTAAGCATGATGAAACATGCATAAACAGTCTCCATCAGATATTTCGATTTCGAATACTTCAAACACTATGAAGTGTTCATTATCATCATAATCATAAAATGTGTATTCTACTCTTGTTATACAATTGCCTAAAGGAATTATATATTCAACTTCCTTATCAGATATATCATTGTTCATAGTACTCTCTGCAATTGTTTCTTTGATGCATCGATGTGCATCTTCAAAATATTTAAAGAATTCAAATTCAGGATCCATGTAATCTTTATCATTAAGACTGCATACTAAATATACTTTCATGTTCTCGCTTCTCCTGTAATTTAATCTTTATAATGTTTCATCAAGAACTCTGCATAAGCAGTAACCTTATCATTATCACCACAATAGAATCCGGTAGTAAACTTCTCGATAAGCTTATCTCTAATATCCTCGTGAGTCTCCCAACCATCATCTAAATAATCACGATAATCACGATCCATAACCTCTAACATAGATTTGTCATCTATTCTCGCTTCGAATTTTATATTCTTAATATCTTCCGGCAGATCATCCGGCAAGCGTAAGCGCGCAGCGTCAGCGGAGTTAGGAGCGGAAGCGACGACATTTGGAGCGCCAGCGACCTCTACGAGCGAGCCGGTTACCAGACCATTCAAGCGGTCACGCTGGTGGTCACGGTACCGGTCGGTACTATTATTATTATAATTATAATTATTATTAGTATTATAATTAATACCAGTACCGGAACCAGATGGCCATATCACCTGCCCCGTAGGATCATATTCAATTTCATTTATGAGCAAGTTAAAGTCAACAAAATCTGCATACCCGCCATCTCTGTATTTTGTAAGCACTTTATTGACTTTGCCTTTGCTCGTCTTCAGCTCTTGCGCAATCTGATTCTGAGAATATTCTGGATGATCACGCTTCAATTCCAAGATGGATAAAGTGACGGTCATGTTCTCACCAAATGCTCGTGACCGCTTCTCTTGGGATGAGTCGATCGTTTCAAGTAAGGTATCTCCTACATATAATAGGAGATTATTATCTATCGGTTTGGCGTACAGTCCATAGTCTATGACCGCCTCATAATATTCCAGAGCTTTCTCCGGCCCAAGAATTTCTTTTATTCTTTCGCCCTGTTTCCTATACGAAGCAAAGAATGTAAAACACTTACCGCGGTCAAATTCTTTTTCACTCATGATTTTCCCTCCGATTTACTTTCGTTAGTTATCCCTTCTGTTGTCTTTATTTTGGATATGTGTATCAAGAGCTGTGCATAACTCAGGTGTTGCTTCAAATATATAAACATCCAGATTTGGACGTCTTCTATTTGGCGTGATGCCAAGAATTTTAAATCCCTCTTTCCTCAACAGCCATGCGATTCTCTGGCTGCGGACTGCTTTTGTTTTCATTATATTACTTCTCCTTATGTGCAGTTAATTTAACTTGTTTTAAATATATCATACTTTTGTATTGATGTAAAGTTAATTATACTTGTTTCGATACCTTGATAATGCTGTATTTACCCAATCTTTCCCATTGAGGACGTATTCAAGTAAATCCCAACCGGTGTTTCCCAGCTGGTTCCATACATGGTCAAGACCGTGACCGCGTGTCCTGTCCATCGGATACAGAACTGTTGCAATAATGTTGAATAATTCATTTGCTTTGGCCCAATCAGTGATGTGATAAAAGTAATCGTACCGTTTATTACCATTTTTATCTGGTAGGATATCATTATCTGTATAATTCAAATACTCTTCTCCTATATATGGAAGGACATCTGAATTTACCGCGTCTTCGAAGAACCAATCTGCGCTGTTATCTTCCGAAAGATCCTTTAATACTTCTGGCTTCCAATACTGTGGTAACGGACATATGTATAAACGGATACAAATTGTTTTCTGATCTGATCCAAACGCCTGCAGATCCATTGCTTTAATAATATAGCGATATTCGAAAGCCGGCATATCTTCATCTGCTTCTGCCTGATAGATTTCTTTTGACAGTAATGTTAACTGGCCTCCGTCGCTATATTCTTCATCGAATTTCTCTTTCCACGGGATGATTTGATCCGGATTGCCTGGTCTCCATCCTGCGAATGACAGTGTTTCATTCATCTTCGCCCACCTCTTCCTCAATGACCGTGAACGGATGACCGATAATTTTTTCAATTTCTTTTACAGTCATTGTAGTTGGTTCTTCCCAATCAGGATCCATGTATGTTGGAGCATTGTTTTTTGTATAGAATTCATCAATTAAAGCACATTGCCTTTCAAAATTTGATTTCCATACTTTGATAATGTCAATGTTGCGATCATTATTATGTCTGTTTGACTCATAATTACTTAAATATTCTTCACAAGATACACATGTAGTATTATTTGTGTAAATAGCAAGATGATTATCAGAATGCTTATTTCCTAACACAATCCCAATTTTTCCATTTCTTAACTTTACAATATCTGTTGGGGCCAGCTCCGGCATTTTATTACTTGTTATCATGCGATTTCCCTCTTTTCTCTTCTTCCTGTGAACAAATTGATTAATTTAATTTTTTCTCTACGTCGTTCACGCTTACGTTCTTCTTCCTGGCGCTTACAGTCTGCCATGATTTTATCGAATTTTGTTTCTTCGTATGAGGCAGAAATTACAATGTCAACCAGCACTCCATTGTGGGCAACGATTGTTTCCACATGGAATTTTTCGTAATTTTTATGATTATCTACTGCTTCTTTAATCTTTGTCATTACAGTTCACCTCTCTCTTTCATTTTTGTTTTCAACTGTTCCACATAATCTCTGGCTTCTACCAATGTACATTTCTGCGACTCTGTGTTGTGCATGTGATAATACAATCTGATTGCTTTCACTTTTTCGTGATGTTTCAAGAAATTCTGTACAGTAATTTCTGTAGGAGACATTTCCCTTACAATGTTTCCAAAGAATGTACGGATATAGAATTCAAGATCCGGATCCCATTCGTTGATCTTTTCATTTCCTGTCATTAGATAAATGGCATTGATGATGTCTGTGACCGGAATAATACTTCCGTTTTTATGAAGAAAGTATCTTCCCTTCATTGGAATTGTGACTGTTGCTTTTGCTTCTGCTTTATTCATTTGCTTTCTCTCCTATTCTTATGCTCAATAGCATAATTCAGCTACGATTTAGAAGGAGAGCGGCTCTAAATTTCACGCCGCATATGCCGAAGCTGAATTATGATATCGAACATCCGTTTGTCTTTGAGCAGAGTATAGCACTTACGATACTAAAATGCAAGTGCTATATTCTGTATAATTTAATTTGTTTTATTTGTTTTCTGTTCCAGTTGCTCCGTAATAGCGCTGACTATTGATTACAGAAGTAACTTTTCTTAAATCACCGCCGGTATATAAAGGTTGAATCCCTAATTTCTTAGCAACTTCTTTTTCCAGATGCATTGTGAGGTATTCCGCTGGTCTTCTGCCATGATATTTCGAAAGTGCATCAGCGAAAAATGTGTTCGGTTTGATTGGCTCAAATATTCCAATAATTGCATTAACAACTCGTGGATCATTATCATGCATGTTCAAAACACTTTTTACTGGGCGAATAACATTTGCTGCATATCCATTTGGCTCTGTATGCCATCCAGCTTTTTCGATAATATCGAAGATATTATTGAGAGTCTCTTCACCATTAGTAAGAGCTGCTGCATCTCTTGCTGCTGCATATCCTGTGAGGACTTTGTAATCAGCTGCTTTTAATGCATCTCGTTTCTCTTTTGGAAGATTCTTCAGTTCATGCACACTTAAAAGTAATTTTCTTCCTTTAAGGCAATTGTCAAGAACGCAATATTTTTTGACACCCATAGTGACATTTGCTCTGTGTTTCTGAGCAAGCGATAATTTATCAACATCATCTCCCTGTTCGGAAAATAATGCGGCTTCTTTCATTTTCCTTTCCATAGGATCCACAGGTAATCCTTCTGTAAGTACCGCAATAACATATTTCTCTTCCCGAATGCCTGCTGCCAGCATTCTATGAGATCCATCAATTACTGCGAATGTTGCTGTTTCTGGATGTGGAGATACCAGAATTGGTTCGCATTTATTGAAGTCCCATTTGCGTACCAGAGAGTATACTTTCTCCATGTTAATACAATATACTCTTTGGTAATCTTCATCAATTTCCAGAAGCTCCAATGGAATACAGCAGAATCTTTTGCCTCCGATTCTCTGGCAGTTATTCATCACCGTGTTGTATGCTGTCTGATCTTTGAATACTTCCGGTCTGATTACTTTGCTTTCTTTCTCTGTTTCTCCTGTAAGTAATTTTTCGATTGCTTTGTAGTTCATCATTTTAATCTACCTCTTTATTTTATTTAATTTTTATTTAGTTTTTAACCGATCAATGTCCAGAACTTTCTCCAGGCATGATCGTACTTTTGCCTTGATGTCTGGTTTTCACATTCGGTTTCTGTTGTTCGAATGACTTTGTTAATCACATCTTTAGGGATTTTGAAGTCTTCCATTAAGTTACGGATTTCTTCATCCCAAAAGAATCGACTTTGAGCTTCTTCGTAATGCTTCTTTTGGATGTTTGTACATCCATATAATGGAAATTCTCCCATGGTTACGATATTCCCTATGCTTCCGTTGCCTTTCATGTTGTTCACCTCTCTTTCTAAATTGCATAGAGCTTGCGACCGTTGATATTGGCACAGCATTCAATTAATTTCGCTTCCTTCATGCCTATCAACCCTGGCAGGCTGCAGATTGCAATAATCTTGTCTTCATAGATAGCATCTGCCTTGGAATAGTACAGTCTAATCTTCTGGTAGTTTGCTTCAGCTAGATTCTGCGTCATTACTTTTTCATTGTTCCACATCTGCTCTGCTGTCTCATAATCATTTGCTTCAATAGCAGATTTTCTCTTTGCCTTGAAGTCTTTGATTGCTTTCACCATTCCTCTGATGTCGGCATTAAGTGCATCTAATTTCTTTTGTTTTGGTATCATGATTATTCTCCCTTTTTATGCGGCAGATGTAATAAACATTCTCAGCCATTCTCCATTTATTCTTTCCCATGCTGTGGGATTCAGAGCATATTCTTTTGGTTTAAACAATTCTCTGTATCTCTGCTGCATGGATTCTTTGGTTGAGAAGAACTCTTCTCTTTTTAAGTTTCCCTTCTGCGCACCGGATTTGTAATAGATCCGGAGTTTATAGTTGCGTTCCATATGATTCACCTCGTTTCTATTTGCTTATAACAGACAGGATGTTTCCCTGTTTGTCAAGTTTTACTGTTACTTCGGATCCGCTCTGGAATCCGGATACATCATATGCTTTTCCATTCTCATCAAGGATATAGTTTCCTGATGCGGAAACAGTTCCCTTGACAGAATGGATTCCGGCATATACGTCAGAATCAATATGTCCGACAATACTTGCGAACATTAAAAAAGCAGCTATTCCTAAGCTGCCTTTAATAAGGGTTGATCGTTTTTTGCGTGTAATCACACGCTGATTATATTCTGTTCTTGTCATTTATTTTCTCCTTTATGTGCTCAATTTAATTTGCATACTGTTCGAAGTGTTTTAATCCACCTGCATAATGGGCCAGCAACACTTCGTCATCAGTTACATATTTAGTTCCCTTGGAATCCATGATACAGGACGCAAGGTCATTGATTTCATAATCTCCGGCATCTGCATACCATGAGAACATATTTCCGTTGGAGCAGGTGATTGTTACAAGATCAACTTCCGGTTCTACATCGTATTCGATTTCTGTAACAATTCCGGTAAGAGGGTAAAGATTATCAAGGGTGCTGATTCCCTCAATATCCTCTGTATAATATCCGGTTCCGTCACTGAAACCATAAAGAGTTCCGGTTTCTGTACGATTAACGGAAGTGATTTCTCTTGCTGATACCGGAGTACAGCTTGAGAATAATGTTGTTGTTACTACGATTGCAGTAACGATAGTTTTTGTTGTTTTAGTCATGGCTATTTCCCTCCCTTACGCGAAAGTTGTGAACTTGTCACAACGCATTCTCTTGTCATCTGGTGCCACTCTTTCGTAACCTGGGACTGGAGTGAGTCCAAATACTTCTCCCGGATATGCCTGAGCAGCAATAATGCTACCAATGATTACTAAAGTCTCCCCGGCCACAGCGTTCTGGTTGAAAGACTCTTTGATGGAAGAAATGATTTCCCTTCCTTCATCAGTGCCTACAAACTCTGTTTTTACAAACAGAGGTGATACCTGTTTTTCAATTGCCTTAGCGTTAATCAACACGCTAGTCGGCACCGAAATAAGATTTCCGTTTACATCCTGTATTGTTACAGGATGTGGAGTGGTATTCACTACTGTTACGTTATTTGAGAATGTTACGAAGTTGAAATTATTAGTTGTTGTTGTCATGGCTATTCTCCATTCTCCCCGTATGCCGATAGGACAGCTGATTTATTTTTATTTCCCTGTATATTAGAATCAATTTCCCTGTACATGGGGGTATCCCGTCCAGAAAAATCAATTCTCAATTTGTTTCCGTTTTTCAAATCCGCCAGTCAAGGAAAATTATATAGACCGGTAGATAATTTAATTAGTTTTTATTAGCTGCAATGATTAGCTTAAATTCATGTAGACTGATTACGCCCTTGAGATACAAGTCAAGTGCATCATTTGCAAGAACTGCAAGGCGCTCATATTCATGAGTAGACATGCAGTAATCAATGTAATCACGAGCATCAAGTGCTCGGATTTCAAAGTTCGGATCACCAATGATAATGCAAGCTACACGACGAGCTATATCAATATCTTCCGGTGTATCATTATCAATGAATGTGTGCCATATATTGACATACACCCATTGGGATGCTACTTCTGCCGGATATGAATGGCAGAGTTCCTGATACAGTGTATGGGCACTGTATCCGAAGAAGTTACGGGATACGAATTCATTAAAAGCTTTGATTATTTCTGATTTTTTCATATGATTTCCTCCTGTGCTTTTAAGGCTGAAGCATAACCTTAAATTATTATTATTTAAACGCATCGTAAAAGATTGGGATTACTACCATGAGTACTGGTCCCAGTCCCATGGCTAAATCAAACATGGTTTCATAAATTTCGTCAACTCTTTCTTCTGTGAAAAATTTCTTTAATTTCTTCATTATCTTACCTCCTCATAGATGTCTGTCCACTCACCGGTCATGAAGTTGATTTCATAACGTGGAGCTAAATCTTCGTAGTCATCATCCTGTATGAATGATACTTTGAAGTTGAACTTACCCCAGTTCTTCTCGAACTGTTTGTAGACTGGAATAAGTTTTTCGTTACTTGTGAACAGCACCGGAATAAGTGCATTCTCGTGTGTGTCGAATTCACACTGAGACAGTACTGCTGCAAGTGCAATTCTGGTACGAATTGAAAGGGAACCATGTCTGTTAAGAACAAGATTACGGAGCTTGCGCACTGTGTACTGTGGACGATAGCAGATCGCTTCTGCAAATGTCATCTGGACACTAAAGCGTCCGGATAACTCATTACCCTCTGTGCGGTCATAGAAGATCGCATCAGATTCCATGAGTGCGTTGATGATGTTCTTTGCTTCGTTGAGTGCTGAATTAATTTTTGTTGTCATGATAATTCTCCTTCTTGCCTTTTGGTTTAGGCATAACCTTATATTTTGTTTCCGTTGTTAAAATCTATACTCTTCATGGGCATTATAGAAGAGCATAGAAAAATCCCTTATCAAGGTTCGACCTTGCAATTTCCGATAGGAAAAAGTCTGCTCCTCACAGGAATAAGGGATAGCAAGTTTAATGGTTGATTAGTTACTTATTACTTATGTGCTGTTATGCACACATGTAATCTTTGATGTTACCGCGTTCGTCTGTCTCACGGTAATGACAGTCGTATTCAGACTGGATGAACGCGTCTGGATACGGCAGATTTTGTAATACTGCTGTCGCCTGTTCATGTGTGTAGTTATTAGCATGATGGCGACTGAAATATGTCGCACCTGTACGTGGTGATGTGTACAAGTGACGTAAGATTGTACCGGATCTGCCCGCTGGTGTGATGAGACAGATCTGATATTTGGGATGGATTGGTGGATTTGATATTATGCGTGATAGCATTGTTGTTCCTCCTGCTCTGAATTTTTGCACTAAAAAAGAGAGTACATGAATACTCTCTTAAAGATTGTTATTATTTAGTTGTAATGGCGCACTATGACTAGAAGCGCTCTTTTTTGATAGTGCATACGTCACTATCTGAAGCGGTTGTTAAATAGAACGCAAACAACGCATTGATAAAAGCTGTATCGTCTGCCGCAATCTTTAATACCTCTTCATCGGATTTGTTACCAATACCATGATTTTCCCAGAAAAAATAGTCTGGTCCATCAACATTGACAATCTTCCTAATGTACTGGTCCATATGGTCTAATGCTCTTGCGCGCCTGTTTACAGACCAGTCTTTAAAATCAAAATTATTATTCATATTAATTCACCTCCAATGCATCACCTCCTTATCATATCACCGGATGAATTAACAATCAATGGTTATACCATTAATTTTAATTACTATTTTTTTACTGCTTTTTTCTTTCTCAGGACGGATTTTAGTCTGATTAACTTTCATACCGTCTCTTCTCATGGCTTGTTCGGTATCAGTTACACCCTCAAAAGATGTAAAACTAGCGGCTTTTTTGCCGTTCGGATACTGCACAGGCAAACCATTGTATCCCTCTTCTGGCATTGCCTGAATCTCAGCTTCCCAGTCAATAGAGTAACCTTTACCGTCAACCATTGACTGTTTGTAGCAACGAGCCTGTGGCTCTTGTGCTTTACGCACTTTACAAGCTGAATGCGCTACTTGACTGTACATTTCAGCCACTTTTACAGCCTCTTTACGCGGGTCTGTAAAGGTTGTTACTTTAGGATAACCACCTATTTCAGCGCATTTTTCGCGTACCGCGATATAAATAGGATGATTAACCCCTACTTTTACGTCGTGCCATGTGATACGTTTTACGGCACATATAGCGTTGTTATTCCATTCACGTTTCATAACATGAATGTATAACATTCCTGTTTTCAATGTTTTAGGCGCGTCACATACAAAGAAAACATAATCGTTTGTGTATCCTAAGTCGTCGATATACGGAACTAAAGCGCGTCCATAAATCGCGCCTTTTTTGACAGGATATCCTTCAAATAAAGTATTGTATTTAGTTGCTACTTTTGTATAGATTTTGATACCTTTTTTACCCATGATTTACTCCTCTGATTTTATTTTTTTTTGCAATAAAAAAAGAGGGTGTAAACCCTCTTTTCTTATTTTATTTTTCTGCTGTCGGTTTTTCTGGTTTAATAGTCTGACAATTACCGGACTCAAATACAACCGTAAACAAGTCTGTCAGGGCGGTTAAGACTTTTTTCTCAGAATAGTCTTTTACCCATGTATATTGACCTTTTTTGTCTTTCCCAGAACGTCCTGCATTACCAGTAAATGCACCAAAGAATTGACGTACGTCACTATCTGGGATATCTCCACCCTTGACTTTTACTGGATAGAATAATTCACCGTCATTTCCCACAATATTAGAAAACACTTTTGAAAGTGACTTTTTAATATTTGATAAACCCTGTCCAGACTCAACCCATTTACTGATTAATGGAGAAAAGTCGTAATTTGTGCCATCATCCTTGACAAGAATTGATTTGTCAAGTTTAATTGACTTTACAGCAGTATGAGCCTGTAAAGTCAGAAAAATTTTGTCAGTGCTGTTTAAGTCATTGTAAGTGACCTTATTAGCGCCTACGCTGTCAAGATTTGCAAGTATAGCCTTTACGCTTTTCAGTTGGTCTCTGGTATCAATGAACTTTTGAACGTCCAGACCGTCAACCAAAACCAGCTTGCTAAGGTCGTTAATTTCGTCAACGTTTTCAGTTGGGAACGTGCATTCAATCAATGAGCGCATTTTGGAAAACGTTGATGACAGCGCTTCGAGTTCATTAGACCAACAGAGATAGTGAACAAAATTGCTAATTTTATCCATTGTTTCTGGTTTCTGGTTGCTAACTCTGATAACGATATTTTCTGATTTTAACATAATATTATACCTCTCATTTTCGTATTTTAGTGTGACTGTTTTCGCGCCTATGGCGTTACTAACACGCCTGCTGATATTCTTTTTACCTGATTTTATAATAGGGAATATCGTGCATAACACGGTATTCAATATGCCGGACAGGAATCCGATATACCACTTTTACGGGAGTCTGCGTCACGTTGGAACTGTTACGCTTTTTCCCATGTGCCTACTTCGGTACTTTGAAACCGTTCGTGCCTATTTAGCCGGCTACGTGCTGTCATCCTTTTTCATATGACCGAACTACTACTTTATTCATTCGTATATACCGCCCACCTACGGTACCTTAACGCTTTTCCGCGCCCCCTTGTTAGGGTTATTGCCTACCATGCTTTTCAGCGACTTTCAAAACTTTTTTCTTGCCTATGTTAGCGCAAGCCGTCTGTCCGTCTGCCACTTAGATTGAACATACCGCATTCACATAGAAATTTCCATGGGAACGCCTTTTCGACAAATGGTAACATTGATATAGGGTTGTTATTCCCTGTCGCATTTTCATTTCTTGATAGCGACTGTCACGAACCACACTTTAGCCCTGCATGATAAAGGGGGATGGACTGCTGAAAAATCAGCGTCATAATTGCGATACTACGGAATACTTTGAAAATGCTTTTACTTATGATATGCGCCCCACATGGGCATTGGACATATCACATGTATTTGCATGTTCGCGATATTCAATTGAACCGCTCAAGTGTTTACCGTCCCTTCGGACAACTATATAATACCAAAATCATTTGTCTAAAAATGAAAATGTATAAAAAAAGTTATAGAATATTTATTCATATAAATACATAAT